ATTTTCTATAATGATTTTTGTTTCGCGGTTTAACTTTGAATACATATCGTTTATTCGTTCTGCATCCCCCGTTTTCCGCGTTACATAAAAAAACTTATAGGGTTTACTGGTGTTTGAATTTCGATAGTCTTTCCACAATCTTTACACTCTGTTTTAAGTGTAAAGTCGGGACCAAAGTCGCTGGCGGCGGCTATCGTTTCTGTTAACTCAGCCAACCATCCAGCCGAAATAGTTTTAATCCATTCTTCTATATGCTTACTATCTGTAACATTATCAACTGATGAAATGACACTTTTAATGACAAACACACTCATTTCCAGTTCTTCTTCTGGTGTTACTTCAATCCGCGAATCTTGATATATGGTAAGGATGTCTTTGAATTTAGATGGGTGCAATTTAACGACTTGTCCGTTTTCCAACGCAACACTATATTTCTTACCTACAGTAGTCGGGTCAATCTTCTTGGTACTACCAATAAAATCTGCCAATTGAATGATGTACGAATTTTCTTTCGCATCCTTACAATTATGTGTGTAGTTTATTTCCATCTCATCACCATAAGTCACTTGCCGCAAACAAACCAATAAGAAGTCAACATCCTTGGACAGCAATTCGGTGGGTTTCAGAACTTGTTGAATGCACCGTTTGAATACTTTAGTTATGGCTTCGCCTGAGAATAACTGGTCAGGCGATTTCATTAGTATTTCGTCGTATGCACTCATTGGGCTGATATGAACTTCGCCCATTTCAACATCATCGCGCAACTCGCCGTTTTCGTAGAATACGCCCCGTGATGGTATTTGGAATGTACTACCGGGCATTTCCACACGCGCTAATAATGGATTGGGTGCTGCTGCCGCCGAAACTGGAATTTCTTCTTTTATTGTATCTTCTGGTATTGTATCTGTCATAATATATTCCTTATTTTTATTCTATTTATAGTTATATTTATACTCCCTTTTTTGCTAATTCCATATGTCATAAATACCTAAGACGACAAATAATAGGTTAAAGCACCATGGCAGAAATAGATTCAAAGACACTTCAAGACTTAGCGAACGCAATTAAGGGCATTTCCAATGTTGATATGTTCCCGCGCACACAAGATGATAAGAACTTTGAAGTCCTTGCCAAACAAATGGAAGATATAGAAAAGGGCAACCGTGACCAAACAAGTCGTATGATTAAAGCCTATGATAAGGCGATGCAGGATAAAGGCATAAAGACAGAAATTAAAGATTTGAAAGGCGTCCTTCAAGCCCAAGATACTGGCAAGGCAATGAAAAGTATCCTCACGACGATATCTGCTAGGGATAGCGAAACTGGAAAACTAACATTCGATACTTATCGTGAAGCTGAACGCACATTACTAAGCTTAGAACGCCAAGCTGAATCAGCAGGCACCACACTTAAGGATATGGGTATAAAAACCTCGCGGTTCTATAATACAAAGTTCAAGAAATGGGAAGTTCGTATTGTTGACCACGATAAGGTCGTAGAAAAATTAACAAAGGATTCACTCAAATTTGGCGACGCGTTAGAAGAAGCCGCCCACTCAACAGACAAATATACGGAACGTGTAAATTTTGTTAAAGGTGCATTGAGTAAATTTGGTAATGTTGCTAAGACCTTGGGTAAAGATTTCGTGCGATTGGCGGAACAAGAACAACGTTACGCACAGCAGACTGCAACGGCAGACGCTGGTTGGATAGATGGTGTTACCCGCATGCAAATATCCACGCTTGATTACATGAAGATATTAAAAGATACTCGCCACGAAAGTCTGGCGATGAGTGCCGCTGGTCTTGATTTTAAAGATTCATTAGTAGCTGGCGCCGATTCGCTAAGAGGTTTAACTGCTGACTCCACAGAAGCCGCGATGGTTTCAAAAGCATTCCATAAGAACATGGCTCGTATTGGTGTGTCGCAAGGCGACCTTGGTGATGCTGTTATACAACAAACAAAAATGTATGATGACCATTATAGGGCTTTGGGTTATACAGCGGACGAATTTGCTAATTTGACGGCTGAACTTATTAATGACCAAGGTATGCGCTCAACTTTGCTTGCACTTCAAGAAAAAGAACGTAAGCAGTACATCATGGGTATCCAACAGCGCCAAGCAGAATATCAAACAATGGGGTATACAATTGAACGTGCTAAGGAATTGCAGAAGACATTCCAAGCATTAAATCAGATGAACCCCAAAGACCGCATGAAGCAGGCAGCTAAAACCCGCGCAATGATGGGTGCTATGGGTATGGGCGACCAAGGCGAAAAGTTATTTAATTTGCAGGTTCGATATAGAACTATGAACGCAGACCAAAAGAAAGCTGCGGATATCCAAATGACAGCGATACAAAAAGAGGCTGCAGCAAAGTTTGGTGAAATGTCTGGTTCTGGTACTGGTTTGGGGCAGTCGATGTCAATGCAAATGATGGCAGAAAAAACTGGCTTTTTGAAAGTTGCAGAGGTATTTGAAGCAGAGTCTGGTAAGGGTATTGAAGTAGATAAAGAACAACTTGTCATAATGAAGGAACAAAACAAACATACAAACGAAATATCAGCAACGTCTAAAACACTTTTACACGCACAGGATGCATGGCGCGCCGCAGAAAACACCGCACTAACAAGCATAGCAACAAACCTTCTTTCTGGTTTTGGTAATTTGGCATCAATCAATACTGCGGGATTCTTAGCAACAGCTACCGCAAGTGCGATGGGTGGTCAGGGTATACCGGGCGGCGGAAAGTCTGGTGGTTGGTTTGGTAAAGGCGCTGGTGGTTTCGGTAAAATGGCTATGAAAGGTATACCCCTCGTGATGGCAGCAGGTGTTGGTGTAGAGATTGGTAATGCAATTACTTCTTCTTGGAGTGGTACCGAAAGTTATGCTTCTTTTTCGGAGGGTCTTGGAAAGACTGTTGATTGGTTTGCTTCTTTTGTTAGTGATGATGCACAGAAACGACTAGATGACTCCGATGCAGTAGAAGCGATGAAATTGCAGCGCGCGGCATTGGCTGAACAAAAAGAAACCAACAGGATAGCAAGCGAACAACTAGAAGAAACTAAGAAGGCAACGCAGGCGCAGGTTGATGGTAGTGATAAAGTTGAAGGAGCAACAGACAATCAAACTACCGAAGCTAATAAAAACGCAGCATATAATAAAAATGATGGTAAAGGTAGGGGTGTCAATTAACCTTGGTAACCCCCATTTCACTAATCATAAATACTTTTAAATTATTGTAATATAGGAATAAAATATGTCAGCAGGAAATTTTTCTGGTCACTTTAAAATAGTAACCCCACAATCTTCGGCAACGAAGATGACCGACTCCCAAGAAATGGGAGATGTTGGTGCGTATAATAATTATACGTGGTACCAGCGGTTAATACAGGGTTCAGCGTCAAGGATGACTCGCTATCGCGAATACGATTTAATGGACAACGATATTGAAGTATCGCGTGCATTGGACACAATCGCAGAAGAAATGACTGGCAACAACCCAAAAACAAAAGAACCACTCAAATTAGACATCTTAACAGAAGATGAAGATAATGTAGAATCTACAGCAGTTTTAACCTTAAAGGCTGCACTACGACGTTGGGGTCAGATGCATGATTTCCCAATGCGCTTATATAGTACCGCACGTTTAATGGTTAAGTACGGCGATTGTTTCTTTCGTAAAGGTCAAAAGATGGGCGACAAGTGGATGTTCATTCATCCTAAGAATGTTATCGCTGCTGTGGTATCTGAACATGATGTTACTAAAGTAGTAGCATGGCAGATTAAGAACGATATCCAAAAGCCAAAGTCTGGTGGTTATTCTATGCCATTGGGTGCCAAGCAAGATACCCAACAAGAATCTGAAATTGTACCAGCTAACCAAATTATACGCTTTTCATTAAGCGACGACATGTCGGATACTCAACCATTTGGTGAGTCTATCCTACGTGCAATTTATCGTTCACATAAACAAAAAGAATTATTAGAAGACGCCGTATTGATTTACCGTATCCAGCGAGCACCTGAACGTCGTGTATTTTACATCGATGTTGGTAAGATGCATCAGGGTCGTATTAAGCAGTATCTTGAAAATATTAAGAATGAAATTAAGCAGAAGAAGATACCTACATTAAATGGTGGACAACAGCAAGTTGATTCAACTTACAACCCACATTCAATGTCAGAAG